CCTGGTCAAAATGGCAGGCGTAGACACGACCATGCAGAATGCTATTCGCGACCATGCTGAATGGGCGTGGATTCCGAGTGGTGATTCGTGCGCGTTCTGTGAAACGCTTGCGTCACAGGGTTGGCTTCCAGCTTCAAAGGCGCAAATGGACGGTGACCATGCAGAACACATCCACGCAAACTGCGACTGCACATTTGCTATTCGGTTTGATGAAAGCACGGATGTGGCAGGTTATGATCCGGAAGCATATCGCGAGTTGTACGACAATGCTCCGGGCAATTCCTCGAAAGAGAAAATCAATGCAATCCGCCGCGAGAATTACGCCAAGAACAAAGAGGAGATAAACGAGCAGAAACGGTCAGCATACGCAAAGCGGCAAGAGCTGAACAGCTCCAGAGCCGAGGAGGGTAGCGCGTGAGCAGTGTATATACCTTTTGGGAGGGTACGATGCCAGAGTATATCAGGCTTTGCTTGAATACCTGGCATTTTCCTTTTGAGGTGATAGATTACAAAACGCTCTGTCAGTACACAGAGCTCGACATCGAGAAGCTGAAGCCGTTCACGCTGCCGCAGATAGCTGATTGCGTTCGCGTTCATGTCTTGCGTGACAATGGCGGGTATTGGTTGGACGCTGACACGATTTGCGTGACCGGCAAGTTGCCGGAAGCTAACATCATGGGCAATCCGGTGACCAGAGCGCACACGATCGGGTTCCTTCATACCGAAGCGCATTCAGACATGTTCGAGAAGTGGGCGGCATTTCAGGACGATATTCTCGACCGCGAAGATGTGCCGCGCCATTGGGCGATGATGGGCAACAATTTCACGGACGGTTATGTTGCGCTGAATCCGGAGATTAAGATTGGCGACCTTGAACCGTGCTGGCCGGAAACATACATGATTCTCGGCGACATAGGCCGGCGTGAGAAATACGAGGAGTTTTACTTCGAGGCCGATTACACAATGGACATCCTGAAACCGACCGACATGTTCATGTTGCACAATTCATGGACGCCGGATTGGTTTAAGGATTTATCCGAGTACGATGTGCTGAACAATGGCTGTACATTGTCGAACATTTTGAGGAGGTTAGCTTGAAATACATTGTCATGTGCGGAGGTACATACCGGACATTTCAAGAGCCGCGTCAGCTCGTAGAGATTGACGGCGAGCCGATAGTCGCGCGAACGCTTCGATTATTACGCGAATGCGGGATTGCGGACAAGGATCTCGCGATCAGTTCAAATGATTCGCGGTTTGAGCGGTTCGGCGTTCGGTTATTACGGCACATGAATGGGTTCTGTGTTGAGGCTAACTATCAGTGCTCACACGGTTATTGGTGTGACGGTTTTTATCCGATGGTCGAGCCGGTGTGTTACCTCATGGGTGATGTTGTGTTTTCGCCGGAAGCGATCAAGACGATCGTGGAGTATGAAACCGACGACATCATGTTTTTCGGTAGCAAGCGACCGTTTTCGGAGGTTTATCCGAAACACCACGAGGAGCCGTTCGCATTCAAGGTGGTGAACACCGAGCACTTCAATGAGGCGTGCAGAGCGTGCAGGCGCTTGGCCGATAGTGGTAAGCATTGGCGGACACCGATTGCGTGGGAGTTATGGTTCATTATTTCCGGGCAAGATCCGGCAAAAGACCTGCGCGAGCTTGAGCATGACAGTTATGTGGGGATAAATGACTACACCTGCGACATTGACAGTGCGAACGATATAAAACGAATCGAGGAGGCTATGGAGGCGTGGTACACATATTGATTCACGCTTGTCCTGCGCGAATGTGGTATGTGGATGAGTTCTTGATCCCCGCGCTGGAGGAGCAAGGCATTGAATATATTGATTTGGCTTTGGATTCGACTGGCAAGGGCAACCTTCAAGCGTGTTTAGATTCATTCGAGGAGGTTGGCAAGAAGCCGGGAGGCACTTGGCATTTACAAGACGATGTATTACCTGCGCCGAATTTCGCAGAGCGCGCGGAGGAGTTTGACGAGGGCGTTGCGTGCGGATTCTGTCACACGCTGTTTGAACCGTTCAACAGACCGATGCCTGGGCATGTTCCGGCGTTGTATATGTTCAATTCATTCCCTTGCATACGCATTCCGAACGAGGTTGCGGCTGAATTTGTCGAGTGGTACTACACAGACGCGAGCAAGCGACCAGAATACAAGGCATGGGTCGATAGCGGCATACATGATGACGGATTCTGGCATGACTTTTATGTTGAGCAACACGGCAACGAGTTCGTGTGGAATATAGCACCGAACATTGTGGAGCATGTCGACTGGCTGATAGGCGGGTCGATTGCAAACGATTGGCGAGGATATATTTGCAGAACCGCATACTGGGATGACCCGGACGACAACTTAATACAAGATTTAGCTCGGAGAATAGCGCACCGTCAGGGGCGCTTTTTTCGTACCCAGCACGCCACTCTAAAGAAGCGTACCAAGCTGGGTCAATAAAGGCGACGCGAGCCAAAATCGCGGAAAAGCACTCTATGGAGGTAAACAAATGGAAACTGTGAATCAGGACACCGCAACGAGCGAAACGACGACAGAGGCAAAGTTCACACAGGCAGATCTCGATCAGATCGTGAAGGACAGGCTTGCCAGGGAGCGCGAGAAGTACGGAGATTATGACGCGCTGAAGGAAAAGGCTGCCAAGCTCGACCAGATCGAGGAGGAATCGAAAAGCGAGTTGCAAAAGGCAACCGAGCGTGCCACGGCTTTGCAGGCAGAGCTTGACGATCTCAAGAATGCGAACAAAGTCAGGGCTATGCGAGAAAAGGTCGCACAGGACACTGGCATCCCGGTCAATCTGTTGACTGCGGATAGCGAGGACGCTTGCAAAGAGCAGGCAAAGCAGATTTTAGAGTTCTCGAAACCTGCCGGTTATCCGTCCGTCCGTGACGGCGGCGAGGCGAGAACATCGGCGAAGCGAGATCCGCGTGATTCGTTCGCTGATTGGTTTAACAAAGTTCAGTAATTTTGGAGGTATTAAATTATGGCATCTGGTATCCCTACCAACAGAACAAACATCGAGCTTCCGAATGATGTATCGGAGGCCATTCTTCAGAAAACACAGGAAGGTTCCGTCGTTATGCAGCTCGCGCAGCAGATCGCGCTGCCGGGTCGCGGAACCCAGATCCCGGTCATCGCTGGTGATCCGGCCGCCTCTTGGGTAGCCGAAACTGGCGCGAAGCCGGTTAGCAATCCGTCCCTGTCCAAGAAGGTCATGCAGGCTCACAAGCTGGCCGTCATCGTTCCGTTCTCGAATGAGTTCCGTCGTGACGCCGCTGCTCTGTATGATGCGCTGATCGCGCGTCTGCCGGGCGTTCTGGCCAAGACTTTCGACAACACCGTTTTCTTCGGACCGGCCAGCGGATCTCTGGCTAACTTCGACAACTTCTCTGGCTGCACCGCGCAGAGCGTGTCCTCGTCCGTCTATGGCGGCCTCGTTGCTGCTGATGGCGACATCGCTGCTGCTGGTGGCGTGATGAACGGCATCGTTCTTTCTCCGCAGGGCAAGAGCGTCCTTCTTGGCGCGCTTGACGCCGAGAATCGTCCGCTGTTCAACACTGTTGCCGAGAACGGCATCAACCGCGTCCTGGGTGCTGACACCTATGTGACGAGCGCTGCGTACAAGGCTGGCACCTCCGGCGGATCTTCCGCGAAGCCTGACATCCTCGGTTTCGCTGGCGACTGGAGCCACGCTCTGTATGGCACCGTCGAAGGCGTCCGCATCGACTACTCCAGCGACGCTACGCTGACGCTGGCTGACACTTCGACTGTCAACCTGTTCCAGAACAACATGTTTGCGGTCCGCGCCGAGATCGAGGTCGGATTCGTTGCTGAAACGAATTACTTCGACGCTATCACGCGCACCCATGTTGGATGATGATTAAGCTGATTAACGCAGCTACTGGCACGGAAATGTGGGTCGCTGAAGAGCGAACCGCAGAATACTTGGCGGCGGGTCACATGCCTGCCGTCGAGGTTCCGCCAGCTCCGCCGCTGGAGAAGCCGGTAGTAAAAAAGACCGCATCGGCAAAGAAACCGGCGGAAAAGAAGCCTGCGGCAAAGAAAAAGACGACGACAAAGAAGTGAGGTAATAGTCATGGCATATGCAACAGTAAGTGATGTGCAAGCGCGGATGACGCGGACAATGAGTACAACCGAACAGACCATGTGCGGGACATTCCTTGATGATGTGGCGGTGCTGATTGATTCCTACAATGTCAACGCAAGTGCCGATGCGAAGCTGATTGTGTCGTGCCGTGTTGTTATCCGTGCTTTAGGCGATGGAAGTGACCTGGGCGTTCCGATGGGCGCTTCACAGGGATCTATGTCAGCACTTGGTTATTCACAGAGCTGGACACTCGGCACAGGCGGTGCGGTCGGCGAGTTGTATCTGTCCAAAACCGAGAAGAAATTGCTCGGTTGCGGCGACATGATCGGTTCATATAGTCCGGCCGAGGAGCTTGTTCCGCCGGTCCCGAATCCGGAGGCGATTCTATGAGGGGCATCACGGTCACTTTACACAAGAAAACACAAGACGGTTCGGATGCGTTCGGCGCACCAACATACAAAGACACGATCGTTGCGGTTGACAATGTTCTTGTCGGTGAGCCGACCTCCGAACAAATCATGCAAGAGCTGAACATGTACGGAAAACGCCTTGCCTATGTTCTGGCAATTCCGAAGGGTGATACGAACACCTGGACGGACACTGAAGTGGAGTTTTTCGGCCAGACTTTCAAGACATACGGCGAGCCTACGCAAGGCATCGACGATCTGATTCCGCTGTCTTGGAATAAAAAGGTCAAGGTGGAACATTATGGCTAATGTTGAATTTCAACTGAATTTGCCAGGCTTGAACGAGCTGATGAAGTCGTCGGCTATGCAAGCGCATCTGCATCAAGCGGGTGCAGCGGTCGCAGGCGCGGCCGGGACAGATTACGGTCACACAACCTATGTGCTTAATTGGGTTGCTGTTGAAAATATCTATCCCGCGTCCGAAGAAGCGGCCAGAGAAAATTATCAAAACAACACACTTTTGACGGCGCTCGGTTCTGTCGGGCTGTCGCCGAAGTAAGGAGCAATAAATGATCGAAAAAACCGTACTTGATTATCTGAATAACGCTTTGAGCGTTCCGGTCACGATGGAAGTGCCGAAGGACCCGCCGGATAAGTTCGTTGTCTTGCAAAAGACGGGCTCCAGCCGGATAGATAGGCTCGACACGGCGACCATCGCTGCACAGTCATACGCGGGCTCACTTGCGGAAGCTGCGGAGCTGAACGAGGAAGTCAAGGCGGCGTTCGATGGCATGATTGAGCTGGACGCGATTAGTTCATGCAAGCTGAACAGTGATTACAATTTCACGGACACGAGCATGGAGAAATACCGTTACCAGTGCATTTATGTGATTTGTTATTTGGAGGTATAAATTTATGAGCACACAGAGCTATGTAAGCACAGGCAAGCCGGCTGTTGGCGGTGCTATTTATCGCGCTCCTATCGGGACATCGCTCCCGAACAGTGCGACGGCAACGCTCAACGCTGCCTTCAAGTGCCTCGGATATGTGTCTGAAGATGGCCTGACCAACACGAATACGGCCTCGACGGAGCAGATTAAGGCATGGGGCGGCGATGTTGTTGCGACACCGCAGACCGAGAAGCCTGACACATTCGCCGCGACATTCATCGAGGCGATGAACACGGATGTTCTCGAAGCCGCATATGGTTCTAATAATGTTTCCGGCGCTATTGCGACCGGTATCACCATCAGAGCCAACAGCGCGGAGCTTGAGAAAGCCTGCTGGGTCGTTGATATGATCCTGGGCGGCAACCTCAAGCGAATCGTCATCGCGACCGGACAGGTCACGGAAGTTGGCGACATCGAGTACAAGGATGATTCCCTGATCGGTTATCCGCTGACCATTACTGCCTTCCCGGGCGGCTGGTCTGATACATCCGATACGGACACCCACAAAGAGTATATCATTCAGAAACCGTCAAGCTAATTGACGCAAAGGAGGGACCCACATGGCTACAAGCAAGATTCATGGAGAAACTTCGACAGGATTCAAGTACACGATCGATCCGGAAGTAATTCGCGACATGGAGTTCATCGAGCTCGCGTCTGCAGCGGAGGAAAACGGAACCGTACTTCCGAAACTGTTGGAGAGTTTATTCGGTGCGAAGCAGAAAACAGCGTTATACGATCATGTTAGAAACAAAAAGGGGCGTGTTCTGGTCGAGGATGTCAGCGAAGAAATCAAAGAGATTTTTGACGCGCTCGCAGAATCGGTAGAAACAAAAAACTG